AGCTGGAACTTTTCCGCCTTGCCAAATCCCTAACCAAGGGGACCACAGGCTCTACCACCGAGGTAACCACGTCTTAACCTAATATCGAAGCATACAACATTACTCTTGGACAGAGGTATCTTTCACATGAGCCTGATCGTATAAGTTTAAGTCGCGCATTTTCACGTCGACATTTTTTCGTAGAAATTCAACATTACTACTCGTCATATCAGTTCGATATTTCGCTTCCATGTCGTCATGCAGTTCTTGCAACCTTTTATAATAATTGAGATATTGTGAAGCATGTGCTCTTGATATTTCACGTCCTTCATATCCCATTATATCATGTGACAGATTGGCGTACGTTGCGTACATTTCAGCGAAAGGCATAATCACGTCTTGCGTCTCATATTTTGAGCTAGTAGCGTTCAATGTCGGCGTCGGCGTACGCATATCACGATTAACTGGTTGTGTGATGTAGTCCATTAGTGTCGTCGCACCAGTCTTATCTTTGATCGCTTTAACCGCTTGTAATGTAATCGCTAAAAACTTTGCCAGAAATTCGTGCTGTATCAGATCGTAGGCGGGCGAATCGTGTCTACGTGAAGTAAGCATGCTGTTTTCTCCGTAGTACCTAAGTGTATATGTCACCTCAACTCCAACTTGTGACGTAAGTATTTCACGGCATGTCCGTCCAGTTATTGCTATAGAAGCAACCCACAAGCACTCAGTTACTATCTGTGTCAAATCACCTAACCCATCAACAGCATACGATAAATCAAGCATTATATCTATCCAAGGGAAAAGTGATACATCCTGATTTAAACTGAACAATCCGCTCTTTTGATTCAAAATTTCTAAGATACGAAGATCGAATACTTCAGCGTCACCCGATTGATCAACAAATTGATTCGCAAATAGGGTTACTAAGGCCATTGTAATCTTCACGATATTCAGGATTGTTAGCCATCCCATCAAAGGCGCTGCGAATTTTGCGAATCGTGCTGCATCAGCTTGCGAATAGTATACCTGTCCTGGACGTTCATTTGGATACAACCATCCATCCGTCGACAACCTAAATGAAGTGCCTTCCTTCTGCAACTCTTGAAGCCCAGCAAACTGTTGGTGTGCGGTAACATGATATTCTCCTACGCTAAATAGTGCTTGCGAGAAGGCGTATAGTATATTCTGCTGTGGATATTGTGCGCTTCCCCTATTCGCTGGTTCGGTTACAGTAGGATAGGGCACTAGAGGTAAAGTGTTATAAACAGCGCGCGTGAATCGTAATTTTTGAATGTATTGTGATAGTGTTTGCTTTTCTCTGCCGTTTGTAACGCGAATTTTTTCGATATGTCTTGAGGTGAATCCACCGTCGGGTCTCTGTAAAGTTTCCATGGTCGGCGAAAAATTCT